TGTCTACTACCGGTTCGATTGATCGTGACCCTCTACCTATTTATTTTAGAGTAGATAGAACACCGACTGATTTGATACCTTCTGGTTCAGAATATATAAGCGGTAGTAACGGAGTACCAATTCTCAAGGGAACATACGGAAAACAAGCAAGTATATCAGGAAGTATACTTTACGAAGAAATAGAAGATAGACTTGTTAGAATTCCTAATAAAAAAGTATTCATTGATGAATCAGGAGAAGTACTAACTACTGACATTAATGGTATAGTAATACTATCTGAGGTAGTAGAAATATAAAACAATTAAAACTGAATAAGTATATATTTATAATAAACAGATCTTAAAATGGGATATTTAGATAATTCAATAATCACAGTAGACGCAATCCTTACTAAAAAAGGTAGAGAGCTACTAGCACGTGGTGATGGTTCTTTTAAAATTACTCAATTTGCACTTTCTGACGATGAAATCGATTATACACTTTATAATCCCAGCCATCCTTCAGGATCTGCTCTTTATGGTGAAGCAATAGAAAACTTACCACTATTAGAAGCATTTCCGGATGAAACTCAAGTATTAAAATATAAATTAGTAACTCTACCAAGAGGTACTTCAAAATTACCAGTACTAGATATAGGATTCGCTTCAATAACATTAAAACAAGGAGCATCAATTGCGATAACTCCTCAAACTTTAAATTACCAAGGAGCTACTTCAATATTTGAAGCTAGTGGGTATACTGCACTAATAGCAGATGTAAGAGTATTAAACTCTTTCTCTGGTGTAGGAGTTAATACAGAAGAAGCAGAGAGACTAAATAGTGTTACTACTCTAGGTACTAACGTATCAAAAACAGTTATAGGTACATCGTTAAACTTAACAGCTACTTCAGTAAATACTTTATTTGGTGACAGAACACAGTTACAAACAACGATTACAGTAGTAGGTAGAGATAGTGGAGCTAGAATAACTATTCCTGTAACTATTACTAAAACAAATTAATATATAAGATATGTCATTCAAAAGATTTGATCAAGACGATATAGTAATAAGCGCAGAATCGATAACTTCCCCGATATGGTCAGGAGATAAGACAACATTGGCATCTTTCTTTACATCTTCTACTCAAACAGGAGGAGCATCTGGAGATTACTATTACGATATTTACCAAACACAGTCTACAGCAATAGGAGCTAAGACACAGTTTTCTATAGCTTATGCTGATAAATTAGGAAGAGGAGGAGTTGATTTTAACCCAGCAGTTAGTCAATCATCACCTACTTCAACAATATACGGACAATATAGAAGCTTAGTTCTAGGAGATGAAGAAGCTAACTTTACCTTCGGTGGAGTAAATAGTGATAACTTCTGGGCAATAGCAATAGATAGAGCTAGATTTAAAGAAAAGTTATTACCAGGTACATTAGACCTACAACTAGAATATTCAGGTAGTGATGGTAAATTAAGAAACTTAAGACTAACAGACGACAGTAAAGCAGTAAGTACAGTAACATTTAATGACGCTGGTAGGGTATTTGAATTATGTTCAGGATCTTTAGGAGACCTGTACACTACAGTTAATAGTAACGGATATAGTTACGAATCAGGTTCATACGGTAAACTTCTACCAGATGTAGGAGTAATACTTTTAAATAATAAAGCAATATCTGCAGCTACTGGATCAACAGGTGGAGGTTTAGGAATAGACTTTCCGGTAAGTACAGGATCAAATGCAGCCGGTAATAATAACAGAACTTTATTTGATGCTATAGTTAGAGGAGCTAACTTTAGAATACAGTCAGAAGAAACAATATCTTCTAATTTTGTATTCGTAAGAGTTAAAAACTCTGAATTTAACTACTCAACTAACCCATCATTAATTACAGGTTCAGGAGAATTAAGACATAATGTAATGATCGACTCACCTCAATCTTATGTTACCGCAGTAGGACTTTATAATGACAATAACGATTTATTAGCTGTTGCTAAATTATCCAGACCTTTACTAAAAGACTTTACTAAAGAAGCTCTGGTAAGAATTAAGCTTGATTATTAATGAATGAGCGCCTTCAAAAAACTAAACAGACAAGACGTATATGTCTCTGATTACGTCGCTAAAAAGCGATGGAGTGCATCAGATACAGCTGTTGGTGGTTATAATATAGAAACGTTAAGAGGTTTTTCAGGTTCAACTCCCGGTTACCCTTACCCTTCTGATTTTCATAACAACCGCTATCAAAAGTTAGTATATGATAGTATCAATCAACTATATTATAGAGACGGAATAGGAGAAGGAGTTTTCTCTGGTTCAGCAAATATATCGCTACAAAGTTCTTTAACATTAAGCGGTTCAAGAGATATCAAAACCGAAGTAGCAGTATTATCTTTTCCAAGAGGTACTTACGGTACTCATATAGAACCAGGAACATTCCAAATACACCCTTTAAGTGAATCACAAGATAGTTTTACTGAAGTAGGTTATTATGGAGATTATTTTTCTGGTGATGATAACTATATAGAAAAAGCAGGTTTTTGGTACGGGTCAAATTCTTTGAATACGGAAGACTATATTGTATCAGAAAGCATACATACTCCTAGCTCTTCCTTAGATGCATACGTTACTGAATCATTAGATAGTTCCCCTGGTCAATATGTAGATATAGACCCAGGACAACAAATGATGCATATAGTAGATGATGGGAACGGATGTCTAATTTTCTCAGGATCTGAGTTAAAATATACAGAACCAAGAAAAGTTGTAGGCGATATTATTTATAATCAAGGACAAGTAGTTTTCACTGACCCAGTAGTAGCTAGATACATTAGTACATATTCTAGACATAAACTGCAATGGAAATCAAACTTACCTATTTATACGTATAACGTTAGTTGTATAGTAAGAGATTCTGAAATGAATTTTACATATAATTCAAGTGCATTATCAGGATCGAAAGGAGAACTAAATAATAATGTAACAGGAAGTAGTTTTTCCCCTTACATTACAACTGTCGGACTGTTTAACGATTCTAACGAATTGATAGCAGTTGCAAAAATGAATAAACCAATACCAAAGTCAACGCATGCTGATATGACTTTTGAGGTTAAAATAGATATTTAAAATGGCGATTACTTTTAGAGCAAATAAAGGACAAGCACTTACTTACACAGAAATGGACCAGAACCTTGGTCAGTTCTTTTACTCAAGCTCAGTTTCAAATGATGGAACTGCTCTAGTATTACATTATACTGGTAGCGGAAATGTTCCTATAAATCAAACATCTCATACAGTTTCATTAATAAAAGGATTACCTCAAGGATTAGACAGACAAGTAGTATATTACTCAGGTAGTATGGCAGTAACTGGTTCAGGAGGATTTATAGTAGATAGTGGTTCAAAGGTAGGAATAAATACTGCAGGCGATGATTTACCTTTGACTTACAATTTAGAAGTATCTGGTAGTATACGAGCATCACAAGCAGTACTATCAAACTCAGACGAAAGATTAAAAAGCAACATTGTATCAATCGATGATGCTTTAGGTAAAATTAAAAGCTCAAGAGGAGTTAGCTTTAATAGAAATGAATCTCCTGAAGTAAAAGAATTAGGAGTAATAGCTCAAGAAATAGAAAAATACATTCCAGAAGTTGTTTATAAAGATAATAAAGACTATCTTTCAGTAAACTACGGTGGTATAGTACCTGTATTAATTGAAGCAATAAAAGAGCTAGAAGCAAGAGTTCAAGAGTTAGAAAATAAATAAAGATGGCAATTACATTAAGAGGAGATAAAGGAACCGCACTTACCCATACGGAGTTAGATAATAACTTTAGATCGTTTTATTACTCTGCATCAATGGACGGGTCTTCTTTAACCCTATTTACTACAGCATCAGGTGATACAGGAACAACCTTACACTTTAATAATGCTGCCGGTAATCATTACGAAATTCAATTTAAATCAGGTAGTGCACCTTCAGGTTCTGACTGTAACTTTAGTTCCTCAGCTAATTTACTATTTGATTACGATCAAGGACATTTAAAAGTAACCGGTTCAGGTTATATAACAGGAGACTTAACAGTAGGAGGCTCAGTACAAGCACAAACATTCCATACTGAATTTGTAACCTCTTCTATAATTTATGAATCAGGATCTAATAAATTTGGAGACTCTGCAGATGATAGACATAGTTTTACAGGTAGTGTACGATTCCAAGGACCAGTAACTCAGTCAGGTAACTTTACTCAAGTCGGTGATTTCTTATCTACAGGTTCTATAGCCCATTCTGGTTCTATAGTTCAATCTGGTAGTTATACTAGACAAGGAAATCATGAATCAACTGGATCATTAAAGAATAAAGGAAATATAACTAATGTAGGACAGTTAACTAATACAGGAGTTCAATCTCAAATTGGTAATTTTAACGTTAATGGTCTTTCTACATTCACAGGAGGTATTATAGGATCAGCAGATATTTCTGGTTCTACTTTTAATAACACAGGAGCTGTTGGAGCATCTCACTTAACAGGATCATTTACTGGTTCATTTACTGGAGCAAATGATGGACTAACTGGCTTACCGGTTCAAACTTATACTAACGGTACTGACAATAGAGTATTGACCTCTACCGGTACTGATAGTATAAATGGTGAATCAACTTTAACTTACGACGGTAGTACATTAGTAACTACTGGTAATATTTCTGCTAGTTTGTTTTATGCAGCAAGTGGTTTTGATATAGAACAAGCTGATGGTAAAGTATCACTTACTCAAGCTGCAATGGAAATGGTTAATACTGCTGCATCTATTGCAGGCGGTCATAGTATAGGTATACTTAGATTTAGTGGATTTGATGGTGAGGGAACAGCAATGACAGGAGCAGAAATGCAAGTTAACGCTAGAGAAGCATGGGATGGATCTAATACTAACGTACCTGCTGATATTGTATTTAGAAATAGAAAAACAGCAAATGAAGCTGATTTAAGAGAAAGATTAAGAATAGGTGAATTAGTAGCAGTATCAGGATCTTTATCAGCAAATGATTTTTATGTAAGTTCTTCAGTAAAATTCCCAGGCACATCTGAAAATAGTAATACCGGGTATAAAACTTTAATGATCAATACTACTGATGGCCGAGTATACTATACCGGTTCATACGGCGGCGGAGGCGGTGGCGGAGCCACAGTTCACTTCCCTGCACCTCATAGAGTAGTAACAGCAGGATTTGCTTCAAGTAGTTTGAGTGGTTCTTCTGACTTAACTTGGGATGGTGAAAACCTAAAATTAAATAATGATACTCTTATATCAGATATTTCAGCCTCATCAGCACATGCAGATGTTAAAGGGTTACTCGGTGGTAGTGATATACATACCTTAGTAGAAGGTAAGACAACCGGTAACGTAGTAGTAGGATTAAGAGGAGCTAATACTTCATCTAAATTTGCAGTAATATCAGGTAAAGGAGATTATTATAGTAATACTACTTACGATCATACAGCATTTTCAGTTGATTCATCAGGTTCATTTATGTTTAATGGAACTGGTCAAATTACTGGTTCGTTAGAAGTTAAAGGTGACGTAACAGCATTTTATTCTTCTGATGAAAGATTAAAAGATAATGTAACTCCAATACTCAACCCAGTAGATAAAGTAAAATCTATAGGAGGGTATGAATTTGATTGGAATGATAAATCAAATAAAAAAGGGCACGATGTAGGAGTTATAGCCCAAGAAATAGAAAAAGTTTTACCTGAATTAGTAGTAGAAAGAGATTCAGGATATAAAGCAGTTCGTTATGAGAAAATTGTCGCGTTATTAATAGAGGCTATTAAACAGCAACAGTTACAAATAGATGAGCTGAAAAGCAAAGTCTAAGACTAACAAAATATGGATAATATGCCAACAAGACCTTCCTGGACACACCAGGGGAGGTTAATCACTGATATTTCAGATATGCCAGAAGGAACCTATGGGTTTATCTATGAGGTTAGACACAAACCTACAGATACTCGTTACATAGGAAAGAAAGTTCTATTCTTCGAACGCAATAAGAGATTAGGTAAGAGAGCTTTACAAGCACTAAAAGAAGAAAGAGCTAAAAAAGGACTGAAGGGCCGTGTACCTCTAAAACAGAAAATAAGAACAGAATCAGATTGGAAAGATTATTTTGGTTCTCAAAAAGAGATAGTTGCTCTTGCTAAAAGTGATATAGCTGGAGAAAATTGGGAAAAGAGAATTTTAGAGTTTGTCCCTAATAAAAAGCTGTTAACTTATTATGAAACAAAGCACCTATTTATTAATAACGTATTAGAGGACAATTATAGTGCTCATATAAACGATAATATATTAGGTAAATTTTACCGAAAAGACTTTATTAATGAAACTAAGTGATATAATTCTTAAAGAAGAGCTGAACGTAGCAAGAAGAAAGCTAGATAAACT